CGGAGCTTCAGGCGGACGGCATCCGGTCGTCCCTGACGTTCCAGGTGCTTGACATCAAGGGGGTCACCCTCATGAATCAAGCACTTCAGCAAGGCCCCTTCATCCGAAATCGGTGATTTCGGTATGACGGAGTTCACTACATATGCCCTAACCAAGGGACAATGTAGCGTGTCACTCTCTGAATGGGTATCAAAACCCATCAAAGAATGACGCCCAACCGCAGGTGATTCAGGTTGAACAGTCGGATAATGAGGCAAAACCTCATCCAACCGTTCGTCCAAGAACATGGCACTTCTCCACAAACCAGCCCAGTAGAGCTGATTGCGTAGAGAAACCATGCTCAACACCTCGGGAACATCATGCCGCGATTGCGGAAACTCCCTACGTACACGAGTGACGGTAACGTCCTCGCCAGCGTAGAAATCCGCACCGCAACTCTCTCTGAACTTCCCAGTCCAGAAAGATTTGCGGGTGTTGACCTTGAAGCCTAAAGCCTCAAGGACCTCACTCACGGCAGTCGCAAACTCTACGGGAACAATGATATCGTCCCCGTAGACGCGCACGCTACCTCGGAACCTATGAACTAGGTCTGAGGTGACTGGCCGATCTAGCACCCTGCTGATCCCCACGAAGACACAGGTCAAAAAGACCATGGCCTCAATGGGAAAGGTGAGTGCTGAACCCATGGACGCGTATTTAGTCAGGTGTTGAACACCATGACCAGACACGTCAGCTCTACGACTTCTCGTAGCATCCAGAGCCTCTGAAAAGGGGCTACCCGGATACCACAAGTCGTCGCGTACAAGCTGCCAGGAAACACGGTCGGATGCTTCGCTCAGATCGAGCGTCGCAAGGGATCCATCTCTGGACCCCTCACACGCCAGGTGCTGGTTAGGCACTTGGTCAGTGAATCCGATCATCTCTCGAACGATTGTATCGCTCTCAAGGAGATCAACGAGTCGCTGCGAAATCGCCTGTTGCATATATTGCATGCAGGTTGGCTCAATCGCAATGATACGAGGTGTTTTCTGCGTCTTGGGGACAGAAACGACCCTAACGGGACGCTCTTCCCCGGGTGCAAGGAACTGAACGCGGTCAAGGAGATAGTAACTTCTCCAACTAGGAATAGCGTACTCCCCAAAGGGAAATACGCGTTCCAAGCGCTGGGTCCACTCATACTGATCGAACTTGCCGTTTCCGACAAGCCGATCTGCAGTAGACCCAGGACCGTGCTTCGGCACGAACTGAAAAGTTCCATCTCTCCCAGAAGGAGAGAGGTGCTCCGTTTCGATGAACAATTCATTGTCCATCGCGGTAAGCACATGTCGAAAGAGAAATCTGGCGACCCGAGTAAACTCGGATCGTGCTTCAGCAAGCAAGTCCCCTCTACTACGGTCTTCACCGTGGGCAGAGGGACACTCGCTCCAGAGATCTTTCAGCTCCTGCTCGGTCTCGACGTAGGCTGCCATCGCCTCGCGCTCCCTCTCGGGAGTACAAGGGCGGAGGATCTTGCCGAACATCAGCGTTAGCTGACGCACAGCGAAGACTGCCTCGACGGCAAAAGGAGGGAGATCCCCACCTTCGTCGATGAGTCGACCAGTGCTTCGGTCGAAAAGGAGCTCCATGAACCCACCCAGAAAGACCGGGAGGTTCTGTCTCTTCTTGAAACCTTTGAAGAGATCGGGAGTGACCTGACCTTGGTCTAGACTTCTTTCGAAGTCCTTTCCGAATTCAGGCAAGGTGATGGTTAAAAACTCATCACCCTCTTTTTCAAACCTCATCAAGACTGTTTTCCAGTCTTGATCGGTGCACACGCGACACCAAGTGCCAAGCTCAGCTTGGACTTCGCGCCAGAACAATAGCAGGCTTTTCATCAAGCCCTCCTTCAGTGTGAGGTGTTTTGATCCTGTTGTTGTGTTCCGATTCAGTCCACGATGCGAGATTTTCGCACCGTTTGAGAGCAAGATCGCCATGTCAGGGTTTTACCCTTTCATGTGTGAAGAGTCCGTCAGGACTCTCCACCAAGGAACTTGATCTCGTTTGCCGCAGTCGAAGCCTGCAGGTTGGCGATAAAGCCATCCAAAACAGCCTTCGCCTCAGTAGGAGAGTATCCCACTGGCGGAACATCAACTACGATGTAAACTGACATCGAATAGTTGAGATTCTGCGCAGCAACAAGCGGGTCTGCAGCCACCTTGCGGTGGTCCAGACGGATAGTACGTCGAGTCCTCTTCCCATAGTTATGGGAAACAGAGAGCTTGACATTCCCGTCGTCCTTTGTAAAGGCGCCGGAGTTATCACCGCTGCTGGTCCTCGGAAGAGGATTCGCAGTGCCGCTGATTGTAACGGACTGAGGATCGGAAAATGCCACAACAGTGTCCTGTCGTCTATGCCCGTATGGGCATGGTGTACCGGACCACTTTTGTGGAACGGCGTGGAGAGGTTGATGCCATGATCACTCATGGCATCACCGCGCTCGGGTAATCCCGATTGCGGCGCAGATCGCCTTCTGACGGTTGGAAAGACCGTCGAAGGTTGTAGCGAAACCGTAAGGCGATGCAGGAATGCGACGCTTTAGTGTGTGTGTCCTCCGGAGGAATCCGGAAGTCCCTCGCACTGAGGCGTCACTATGGGATGCGGGAACGGTCCATGAGGTTGTTCTCTCACGGACCGAAGAACGCATTGAGTACCCATACTGCATTGCCAGGCCATCGGTTCCCAAGTTGGAGATGTTAGTCATAACATCCCCGGTATTGGCGAACCAATCAAGGCCCCAGGACCAAGGTGCCAGGTTCCAGACGACGTCAGGCGTTAGCCTGACTCCTAGTAGCTTGTTTGCCTCACTAACGTGAGACTTCAAGTTTCCTAGAAGACCGTCGTCTACCGGAACATGGTACCGAAAGGCACCACTGAACCATGCACGAGTGACTGTTTGCTCGTGCGTGGTGCCGGTCCACAGTTCAGATGCATTAGCGGGGATCATAGCAATGCCCCCGCTAGTAATGCGACTGTCCTGTGTTGGTGGATACGCAAAACGCCTCCTAAGCTTCTTGCCAGAGCCCGCCCGATAACCCTCGAGAATCTTATCATGATTCTTAACGGTGTGGGCGAACTTCTGCAAGTCGCTGACTAACGGCTTCCAACCAAACTCCACATTGAGATATTCTGAGCCGCTTCCTTTAAGGAAACGACTCTTCTCTTTGAGGAGACTGGAACCGAATAGTTTCGGAGCCCCTTCGCGAGCCTCGCCCAAAGCTTGGGCAAGACTAAATGAAGGGTTGGTGGGTGACGCGAGACCGATTGCCTTGGTCCCGTCCGATATCATTTGCGAATCGGAGATTTGTGGATCCTGTGCAACACTCCAACCGACGACGGTAGAACCCGCCATCGGACCTACGACCTTCGATGAGTTCATCATCGTAGGCGAGGCAGAGTACTGCACGCTTTCCATAAACCACGGCCCACCGACGTCCCCTCCTCCTAGCCGATCCCTCCAGTCTGCCCGGCCGATGCTGGCTTGACTAAAGGAATTGGCGAAGGAGAAGGTATAAGGCGACCAAGCAGCAAAGACAGAAGACCTTGAGTTACCCGTGAAGGTAAGATTTGAGGTCTTCTTGGCAATAGCCATGCTGCTCACTCTCCTTATAATGCGTCCTGGATAGGTTTCAATCTGCTGACGACCAAGCTAGTCTAGCTTGGACTTGGATGTACGAAGTGGTGGCTCGATCGGAAGTAAGGGGATCCTTCCTCTCGAACGATCGTGTGAACAACTCCTAAAGGAACCGGTTGAAGAAGCCGGTGGGGCAGATGCCCCGTTCACCACTACGTACAGAGTCGGGTGTTAAGCACCCTGGCAGGGAGTCTTCGG